CTTACCAATGACCTTACGACGATTGAGAAGATACTTGTCAGTCTTGTCGTGGTCACCATCGTTGTCGATGTCCTTATCTTCCTGACCCACTGGATCATGATCTGGTGCAGCCAGTTTCTTCTCGTAGATAGATCTGTAAGCATCACCCCAACCCTTACGGATTTGTGATACTTCTTCGAAATGTGGATTCTTCATAGAAGTACCCATCTTCTCCATATCCTTACGAGCCTTCTCGTTATTTGCCTGACGTTTTTTCATATCAGTTTCAAGATATGACTTATCAGCCTTCTCTACCAGTTGAAGAAGAAGAGTCTTTACATTCAATGACTCTCGTGCAACAAGTTGATTATGTGCTCTTTCAACTCTCTTCTCTTGATTGAATCTTGCAGACCAAGATTCTTGAATTTTCTTATTATGTCTGTACTTAGAAAATTCTTCCATCGCCACTGTAGAAGCCTTTGAGTCAATCAAATCAAACGCCTTGTTCAGTGCTTCACAGATTCTTTCAATCTTTGCTTGTCTTCCAACAATATTTGACTCAACGAACATCTCACTGAAAATTCTATGAGCAGAATCTACAGAGTAACCTTTCTCGAACATTTCTTCGAGAACTGATTCTACAATTTCAGACAGGTCTGAGTCAGTGAGGTGGGAGAGGTCCATCTCAGAGATGAGATCTCTAGCAGAAGTCAATTCTTCTTTTGCTTCAGTGTTATGGACAGCCATATAAGCTTCCATAAAATTACGCATTGTTGAAGACATCTTTTTTACAATAACCTTTCTATGTCTTTATTTATTAAAGTTTACCACCAACCACACTTTCATACTTAACACCAACAAGACCATCGTAACCATCACGTTCCCACTTGAGGTAACAATAGGTTGTTTTGATTACAGAATCAAGTTCAATACCACTGACCAAATTTTTACCAGATTCATGGACACTTGTATGTAAACCAAATCTTGATTTCTTTATACGAATCTTACCTAGACTTTCTTCACCGACATACCATGACCATTTTGTCACCCACTGATCGAACTCATGGATATCGAGTTCAATTCTTTGAAGATGATCTACATGTTGCAGTTTTTCTTCAAGTTCAATCATTTTTAGTTCTCACAACAGCAATAACATTTTGTTCTGGATGTAATCCTCGTATTACTTGAGCAGCATCTTCATAATCAATTGCATCATATACAGAATGATACCTTACACATTTGTGTTGGTCATCCCAAGTTTGGACTTCGTAACTCAATCTCTTTGTCTCCAATCATCAGGTTTATCTTGTTTAAACCAATCTACAATTTCATCTGCAGATTTGAACCCCGTACTATGATTGGATGGGTCGGGGTCTCCTAATCCCATCCTATTCATAAAATCATCCATGCTACCCTCTTCAATATCACCGGCTGCCTGACGACGTGCTTTGTTCAACCAATCTCTAGCGGTGGTATATGACTTAGCAAGTTTCTCTGCCCAAATCATATCCTCCAATTTTACCTCTTCACCTTTTGCAATTTTACTACAGATAAACTCAAGTCGGAGTCTGTATTGCGTAGAGAGCATATGATTTTTCTCTTTTGAGTATTTATTCCTCAGGTTTTGTCTTTTTATTAAAACCAAATGGTGAAAGAGTGTCTTCTAATTTGAGTTTTAAAGCAACAGTACCAACTGCTTCCATGACTTTGAGAATGTCCTCTGGCTTAGAATCTTCACCTAGTTCTTTGGCAATATACCAATACTTTGGCCAGAATTCTTCACCAGCCTTTTGATAGTCTTCGAGTGTTAAAGTTTTCATAGTTTAGATAATACTTCTTTGTAAATGTTTTCTGCAATAGCCTTCATCATCAAAGGAGGAACCATTCGACCAATACGTTCTGTCTGTTGGGAATGAGAACCAGTCAAGATAAAATCTTCAGGAAGTGATTGAATACGTTTCAATTCGGGAACTGTAAGTACTCGATCTTCTCTCCAGTGAATTAAACCACCACTAGCAGTGAGTGTAGGTGAAGGTTTGTAGAATGACGCTCTCTTAGTATTAAAACAGTGTCCTTTCTCATGGTAGTCCATACCCGATAGAATCTTCTTAGGATCCTTGGGCATTTTCTCCACAACTTTTTTGTAGATACCACTATTGATCATATGATCTGTCAATTCTTTTACATTGTCAGGGTCATTCACAACTCCATCAATAACATCACCAATTGTGGTGTCTTTAGAGGATGTTGGAGGAAATAATGAAGACACTGTAAGAACATTCAAACCAATCTTGTCTGCAATATCTTGACGAACTGCAATAAAGATAAGTCTTTCTCTTGCTTGACCCACACCATAGTGTGATGCTTTCATCACTTTAGAAGTGACAAGATAACCAATTTCCTCAAAGGCATTGGTAATCTTAGCATAATAAGTCTTCGCCTCACCAATTGTCAATCCTTTGACATTCTCAGCAACAATAACTTTGGGTTGAATGCCTTTGGCAACACGAATAAACTCAAAGAACAAGTCCTCAATATTCTCAACCTTCTTACCATCTGAATAATTTTTGGTTTTACCCCAACCATCAGAGTGTTTGGATCCTTCACCACGACACATAGATCCTGCAACAGAAAACGCAGAACAAGGTGGTGATCCATCAAGGATATCAAGTTCCATAGGTTTTAGTCCAGTGATCTTGAGGAAGTCACCACCAGTCAATTGTTTGATATCATCAGGAACAATGGGTGTAGAAGGATAGTTTGTGGAATATGTTTTTCTTGCTTCTTCTACAAACTCATTGATACACAAAATTTTTCCACCCGCAAGACGATATCCAGTAGAGGAACCACCCCCACCAGCAAACGTAGAAATGACAGTGAATTTCTCCTGAGATTCACCGTCGTACACATCTTGTAATTTATATGGAAAAGTCATGAGAATTGTTTCTTATAGTGTTCAGTATAATATATTTTTGGAGAATCGACAATATCTTCGAAAAGTGATTTGATACCCATTCCATCCTGGAACGCAACCTTTTTTCTATCAATAATTTCATCAGGTAACTGACCTCTGAATGCCTCTTGTAAGATAGCCTTTGGTCTTGATTTACCATCCCATACAATATCTTGACTCAAACCAAGTGCAGTCTCTACCAACTGTGTGTTTAAAAATGGAAGTCTACATTCGATACCATATTTCATAAAAATTTTATTACATCTGGAAAAGTTCTTACGGTGTTGAGAACCAAACAGTCCCACACGATAGTTTGTCCAACCTTTTTCCTGGATACCATGATAACTCATACCATATGACGCCCAGAGTTCATCACTTCCTTCACCAGACATAATAACCTTAAATCCATCTTCATGAATTCTTTTTGCAAGTTGTATGCAAGGGTAACCAATTTCTACTTGTGCCTTGTAGGGCATTTCAATAGTTTTGATGACATCATCAACATCATCAATAGTGGGAGGTTTTACCTTTACCTCCCTCAGTTCTACACCCAAATATTTAGCAACTTCCCTGGCTGACCTCAAATCCTTTGAGTTCTCATCATGAACTGCGGTGTATGTAACAAGGTTGGGTATGTGTTTGGACGCAACAAGAGTAGTAATAGCTGAGTCAATACCACCAGATAGTAAACATGCAACAGGAACATCAGAAACAGTTCTCTCATAAGAACCTTGTACAATACCATCGTGAACACTACCAATCGATGTTTCAAAGTCCCATGACAAAGTATTGGTTATGTGTTCTGTAATGTTATACCAAAACCCCTCTTGTACATTAAAGTCTGATGATACCTTAATAAAAGAACCAGGTTCCAACATCTTGATAGTCTTTCCACTTTCACCCAAAGAAAGAAGACCTTTTATTTCTGAACAAAAAGTGAAAGAGGGGAACAAACCAGTGAGTAGAGAATAATGAAGTGGAACCTCTCCGTGTCGATCTCTCACAATGGTGATAGAACCATCACCTTGTGTAAAAGCAATTGCGAACATTCCTTCGACAAGATTGAGTCCCTCAATACCATGCTTATCCAACAAAGCACAAAGAACTTCAGTATCACCTGAAGTCTTTGTCTTGATATTTAATCGTTCTCTGAGTTCTTTATAGTTCCAAATAGTACCATTGAATATCATGGTTGTATTACCATAAACAAATGGTTGATTTGAATCTGAACTAGTATCAATAATAGACAAACGGACATGTCCAAAATAGACATTGTCCGTTTGAATTACTCCTCTGTTGTCAGGACCACGATGAGCAATCGCATCAAGACCTTTTTCAATTTGAGGAAGGTCAAACCCTCCAATAATTCCGCACATTATTTGATAGCGATAACACCGACAAACTGATGGTTTCTCCAGAAGATCTGACAGTCTTTGAAACCAGCACACCATATCATATTTTTTAGTTCTTCCCAAGTATTTGGTTTCAACATGTCACGGAGTTCTTTCTCCTTGTCCATAATCTCATCAGCAGTGAATGACTTTCTTTTATAGTCATAATGATTGAATGTCAACAGTTCTTGGAAGAATGCATTCTCACACATCAACTTCTCTGCAAAGATGAATGCACCACCCTCATTCAGACCCTCATAGATTTTGTTAATTGTATCTTGACGAGTAGTCTTGGGCATGAACTGAAGAGTGAACAGTGAAGTCACCAGAGAACAGTTCTTGAACTCATAGTTGGTAACATTACCACGAACCCACTCCAAGAGTGCCCAAGGACAATCTTTACGAATCTCAACGTATCGATTATCAAGATCATCATAGAATCCACCAGCAAGTTCAACACCGATGTATTGAGCATACTTTCTGGATGGATTATTATTGATAATCATCTTGGTAAGTTTACCAGTGGAACAACCCACATCAACGACTTTTGTATGGTCTTCCACAAAGTATCGAGAGAACGATACAGTATCTTCTAGAAGGTTAGAATAACCCCGAATAGATTTGTCAATGTGATTGTCAAAACCTTCTGCAGAATGTGCGAAAGAAAAATCGTATGTCACTTACCTTCTCCATAATTAGGTGCCTTTAGTTCGGCGTTACGGATGTCATCATGAAGACGATCTACTGCGTTTCTCTTGACAGTATCATGTAGTTTTTTTAGTGCTTCAATGGTCTCAGGAGTCTCTTCCCAAGTCCAGACTTCACCACTCTTCCCAATGAATTCACGTTTCGTCATTTGCTTCCTCCTTAAGAACTTCTTCGATCTGTGTATCCAGACTACCAATAACCTCACGAATGTCAACAACACGTTTGGGAACACAGGTTGAATCGTAAGTATAATCTCTTTGTGCTTCAAAAAGAACCTGACGAACTGCAGCTGCAGAACGAACATCAATTTCAATTTTAACAGTCATAGTTATTCACCAAAAAAAGTATCCCACATTCCACTATCACCAGAGGAACGGTTTTCAAGTTTGTCAATCAAAGAATCAGCAGAAATCAAATTATCAATTTGTAAGACTAGATCTGCGATAGTTTTTGCAACAAATGGTTTTTCTCCTCTTGCAGCAAATGATAATGCATTACGAAGTGAAGATTCTGCTTCTCTTAGAGAATCTTCGACCTGACTAGAAAGTGCCATCAGACATCACCCTCTTTACGATTTTCAGAATAGTGAACATCAAATGCACCATCGGGATAACGCGCACTCAATTTTTCATAATTCAACTGAAGAACTTCATCAAAAGAAATGTCAAGTGCCATACATGCTTGAGCCATGTACCACATAATATCTCCGAGTTCACGTTTCATGTGGAAGACATTATCTTCGTTGTAAGGTTTACCCTGAAGAAATATCTTCTTTACAACTTCAGTGAACTCTCCTGCTTCTGCACTCAAACCAAGAGCAGCAGTAAGAAGTTGTGTAACATTAGTATCATCTTTGACTTCAAGTTCTGTCAGTCGATGGGACAGAGTAGGCCAGTCAAGGCTTGCTTGGCTGGTGGTTTGACGGACAAAGTCAATATACTTTTGAGGATCAATAGTCATATTTCAAATGGTTGTAATTCGGATTCGGGTAAAATTTGCTGTGCGGGAAGTTCAAGATCAGGTGCTAGTCTGACATGTTTAACATCTACAGTTTTAGGAGATGGTGGTAAAAGATGAACAGTAAATGTGTAACCAGGATTTAAACTACACATCAATTGTGCGTCTTGTTCTGTTCCACATTGACAAACTCTTTTACCCTCATCATTTTGTACTTCAAAAAATTTTGGGGAATTATTATTTACGAGTTGTGATTGTAATTTTCTAGTGGTGAGTCCCATATCAGAACTTAAATCCATCAAATGTTTTCTTTGGTTTTTGTTCCTCATAAGTATACTCTTCTTCTCTCTTATTGTCAAGAAGATCATCCTGTGCGTTTTGTTCACAGTCGTACAGTCTCATCTTTGCACGATCAATACCAACAACAAATCTCTTGTAGATACTAAGATCGTTGTATCTATTCTTGAGTTGTTTTACAAGTATCTGTCCCAAGGATTCGAGCTCTTCAGTCGAAATAAGGGCAAACATAAGATCAGCAGTAGCAGGGAGACCAAAGGACTCAGAAGTGTCAGTAAGCTCAACGTCACTGCTACCATAACCAGAACGAGTGGTCTGCGTGGCAGAAACGATAGGGACGTTTGCTTCACAAGCCAATCCTCTAAGCTCTTCAGCAATTGACTTAATAACCGTATATGAATTGACATTACTACCAGCGCGATACCGCGAGGAAGCACATATATTAAGGTAATCAATGAAAATAATGTCAGGTCTAAATGACTTCTTAAGTGCAAGTTCATTAAGAAGTGACTTAAAGTGTCCACTATGAGCAGATGCAGTTGGATATTCTTTAATAATCAATGTTCCCTGGGTCTTCTGTGCAAGATTGGTAACCTTTGATTCGAAAGTCTGTTTGGGAAGTTCAGTGATGTCTTGAATATTTACATTAAGAAGATTGGCATCAATACGTTCTGCGATCTTCTCTTCCGCCATCTCCATGGTGATGTACAAAACGTTCTTGTTCTGTAAGAGACAGGAGGATGCCATGTGACACATGAAAAGAGACTTACCAACACCTGTTCCGGCAAGAGCGATGTTAAGAGTCTTATTAGGAAGACCACCTTTAGTAATCTTGTTGAAGTATTCGAGATCAAATTCAATCTTACTTTCCTTCTTGTGATACAAAGCAAACCGTTCTTCATAATCAAGAAGGTAGTCATGACCAACATGATTATCGAAACTGACACTAAGTGCATCGGAAAGAATAGAAGGAATTGCATCAGGAGCCTTCTTACTATCTTGACCATCAGCAATCTGGATTGACTCCATCAATGCAAGATAGATTGCACGTTCCTTACACCACTTCTCAGTGGTATTACACAACCATTCAAACTCCTGTGGTTCTTCAACCAGATTACTAACCAAATGAACCAGTTCTTTGAATGACTGTTCGTTGATATCATTCCTCTTCTCAATCTCAATACTAAGAACTTCCTGAGTTGGAGTCTCGTTGTATTGATTGACAAAGTCAACAATCTCCTCAAACACAATCTTCTGATTATGATCTTGGAAATATTCTGGTTTGATGAAAGGAATTGTTTTTCTTAGATATTCTTCATTATGTAATAGATTCTTGAGGACAAGAAATTCAACCCTCTCCATAACTAAATTCTTTCCGTGCAATTTGATCTAACTTTTCCATTACCTCAGGGGTGAAGTATTGTTCGGGGTCTTTGAGGATGGCTTTAGCATAGACTTTCTTTCCATCAATTTCATATCGACCTGCGACATTCTTCCAAAGTCCGCCGATCTCACCGAGTTCAAGAAGACCGTAATAACGATCAAGACCGCGGTGATCATAATAAAGACGAACCGTAACATCTTTGTTCTCCTTACTTAAACGCGACTTAGCAGTCTTTGCCTTGATAAGGTTTCCAACGACTTCCGTTCCATCCTTTTCTTTCTTTTTTGAGAGATATATGATAGTAGAAGCGGCGTACTTAAGGCCACTACCTCCACCCATCTCTTTTGTAGGAACATAAGAACCGATGACATCGTAGGTATGATTGGTGACAATCATTGGAATGTTTGCTTGACCAAGTTTCAAAGTTAACATCCTGAATGCACCTTTGACCAATTGTGACTTGGTCATGTCTCTGACTTGTTTGTCAGCCAATGCGTCACTGATTTCTTTCTCAGTAGACAACATACCTAAGGAGTCTAACACAAACATACATGGTTTGCGTTCATCTACAGGTTTTTTTAAGTATATATCAACAGCCTTGAGAGCTTTGGACCTAAACTCCTCAATTGTTACGACATTCAAAACAACTAAACGGTTTAGGTCAACACCCCGAGACTCAAGTAAGGACTTATTGACAGCTGCCTCAGTATCAAAATAGAGACAATAACCATCGGGATTGGAATCAAGAAAATTCTTAACCATGGCGAGGCTGAAGAAAGTCTTTCCAGTAGAAGACTCTCCAGCAATAGCAGTAATCTTATTGCCAGATACACCACCAAAAATACTACCTGAACAGAGTCCGTTAAAAATGTACGAACCCGTGTCAACATAGGTTTCGGAGTCATCGATGTCTGCGGCGAGTTGTGTGTAGTCATCACCAATCTCTTTTACAATGTCTTTAATGAAATCCATTATCCAAAAAATAGTTCAAGGTTTACAGTCTTCTCAACATTCCATCCAATAGCATCAAGGATTGTCTTGAGTGGTTCAAGGAAAGCTTTGTTGAATTGTAGTTCGTAATCAATATATTTGTCAACACCAATCTCACGGGGAAAGTCGGAGATGAATGAGATGACATTCTCTCTAATGGGATTAGCTTTCTTGAGGTAGATAAACTTAATCTTCTCTCCGTTGTTGATCTCAGAATATTTATTTGTAAGTCCCAGTTCTTTTATATAGTGATTGTAAAGAAGAGCACCACGAACATGGATAGGAGATCCTTTTGCATAGATTGTGGAGTGACTCTTATGTTTCTTCACATCAGAAACTGACCGAGGAAATGCAATCTCTTCGGGAGGTAACTTGTTAAATACCTTTCTTGACTCGTCAATAAATTTAATAACATCGTCTTCAGTTCCATTCATCATCAACTTGAGTGCGTCCTTAATCATTTTACGACAAGGTGCAGGAGTGGAAGACTTAACAGCTTCGATACCCATGATCTTAAGTTTGGGTTCCGAATATCGAACACCCTCACTATCCCAAACATTGAGAATGTATCGTTTCTTTGCGGTCCAGATTCCACGGTCAGCAATATTCTCCCGTTTCATCTGCATCTTCTGATCATATGCATTTACATACGTCGCGAGTTCCTGATAACTCGTCTCGATAAACGGTTCCAACTTCTCTTCACAGACCTTATTAAGTAGGGTGACAACTGCTGCTTTGTCGCCAGACTTAGTACTAAGAAATTTATTAACAACAGGTCCAAAATTAATATAGATTGAGTCAGTGTCAGATGCAATGACATAATCTACTTTTTCTGTTTGTAATAGGTTATTTAGATAACCGTTTACTTTATTTTCAATCCATCGAATAGATGTTTGACCAGAAAGAGTAATCGCTTCTGCGTTTGCAAGTTTGAAGAAACGAAAGTATTGGTTACCAATTGCACCATAGCAAGAGTTTAGTGCAATCTTACGAGCCATCTGGAAGTTGTTGAACTTGGCAATATCCTTAACTGTCTGATCTCTCAGTTTGAGTAGTTGAGCATCAGACAACTTAGAATAGTCATTATCAGATACATTGATCTCTTTCTCTGCACCCT